CCTCTGGTGAAAAAAATACTGGGGTAAATGTAGGGATTATGTTAAGATTTGCCGGTGCGGATGCTAGTGGTAATATCTCAAATTCTTCTCATAATTCTGCTGTAGATATAAATCCAGCAGTTTTTTCTACTAAAAAACTTGCTACAAGTAAATTAATAAATGATGATGAGGAATTAGCAGCAGAAGCAGCAGCAGCATCACAAAAATCTAGAAATTTTAATATAGATTCAAAAGTTGAGAACATAGAAAAAACAGAATTAACAAAATTAACAAATACTGCTGAAAGAGAAAATACACAAGAAGAAAACGATGAAGCATTATTAGATCATGCAGAAGAAGTAGCAGTAGCAGCATCATCATCAGCAGCAGTAGAAGCAGCAGCAGCAGAAGCAGCAGCAGTAGCAGCAGCAGCAGAAGTAGATGAAGCAGAAGAAGAAGAAGTAGATGAAGCAGGAGAAGCAGAAGAAGCAGAAGTATCACTAGAATTATCACCGCCACATGTAAGAGAAAAACGAATAAGGGCTCTTCCGCCACTTTTAAGAGAAAGATTAGAGGAAGCCAAAAAAGAAATTGATAGGATAGCTCAAGAAAAAGAAAAATTTAAATTAAGAAGACTAGAAAAAATAAAAAACAGAGAAGATGACAAGGCTAGAAAAGCGGCTGTTGCCGCAGCCACAACAGCAGGTTTTCCTCAAACCGCCGAAGAAGTAGTAGCAAGTCAAACACAAGGTACTCCTCAAAAAAGAGAAGGTCAAGCTAATCGTGCAAAAAAAAATCCCGACTCTTTGGCAAGAGCAACAGCAGCAGCTGCTAAAGAAAATAGTAATGAATCTCTAAGAATATCATTCAGTGGTATAAATGATAAAAGTGCTTTAAATCACCTTTGGCCGTATAGTGACGATGAATGCTGTTATCTATGCGGATTTCCAACGCATTCTCCATTTGGTTCTTTTCCTGATAGGAATCATACAATAAAATTATTACATGGCAATCGTTCACCCGAGCATGTAATTCCTATGACTGCTGGTGGTGCCGCTTATATTGGCATTCTAAAAAGAGGTGATGATATTACAAATGAACATTTAAAAAATTTATTAAAAAAAGAATTACGTCCTTCTCATTACTGGTGTAATGAAGTAAAACAAAATATGTTATTTATTACATGGCCTAGAGGTGGTAGTATTTCTTTTAATGCAAAAGTTGTTAGTGATTTCCTTTATTTACTTTACTATGGTTCATCAACAGGTACACGTTTTTTTGATGAAAATTACTGTAAAGTCTATTGTGAACAAGATAATAAATTGTATCCGCATCTCGTTCATTATTTTTGTAAAACAAGAGGAATAACTTTTGGTGCTTGGCATGCTGAGTCAATGAGAAGAATTCAACATATTATTGAAGATATAATACAAACTATTTATATTTTAGCACCTGAAGATCCTTCAAAACCGGGAAATACTTTTAAAATGATTCAAGATAGATTTTCTAATTATGGTCAAAATCATTGGAATCTTACAGGAAAAGAAATATTAGCAACAGAAAATATATGTTATCACGATAAAGATTTTACAGCAGCAGGAATTATTACTCGTGCTAGTGCTTTGGCTGGTGCTGGTGGAGGTGCTGCTTCGGCTGGTGGTGGCATGGAAGAGGTAAATAATGCTAGATTTTCTGTTACAATACCAGGTTTAAGATTTGGTTCAAATTTTGCAAGAGCCGCATTTAATCATGGAGGACATCAATTTGCTGAAAATGCTATTATAAGAGGTAGATTTACCACTAGAAATGGTAGGGCACACTATAATCGCAACCGCAGCCGCAGTCATGAGAATAGAGCTTCTAATAAAACAACACCAGCACATAGAGAAGGTTTTAGAAATGGATATGATGGAAGATCTAAAAACCATGAACAATTTAATAAAAGAGGAGACTATTTCATAGGATATGGTGAAGGTAAGTCTAGAAAGCATCAAGAAAACCTACTAGAAAGTAGGCGCAGAACCCGCAAAACCCGCAAACGCAACCGTAAACAAAGAAAAACCCGCAAGGTTTAAAATTAACCCCCGTAGAAGAAGGAAATGGAAAAAGAAAAAGCAATCTGTGGAATGTGGCACATCACGCAGAATGAGTTAAGAGAAAAATCACCCAAAATGCTGTCTAATCTCCGAAACAAACTAGAACCTTTTGTCTTTAACGCTCTAGAAGAAGGCTACGGCAACAAATTAACCGAATTTTGGAAGACATACACACCTCCAAAGAAAGCAAAGAGGGCATATATGCTAGTAGAAGGGCGTATCCATCCCAACATGTGGTTTGTTCTCCGCAATATGGCATGGGCCGGTCCCGAAATGGCGGTCTATATTTTCTGCTCGGACCAGAATTATGATTATATAATGGATCTGCTAGGAGATAAGGCACCTCATTTTAATGTCATTGTGGCATTCAAAGGAGATCCACCCAAGGAGCAAGCATGGCAAGAATTTGTGAATTTATATACAAACTGGAAAATCTGGGAAATGATGGAAACAGAGTATGCGCTATTAATTCAAATGGATGTGTATCTAAGAAAGCGTCTAGCAGATTGTCTTTTTAATTATGATTGGTATGCGTGCCGCTGGGCATGGAAGATAAATGAACCGGGTGGTGGTATTTCAATTTGCCGTGTAGCAAAAATGATTAGTATCTTAAAAGAGCATCGGCCTAATACAGAGATTGACTGTCCTGTTTCATCTGATGAGTTTATTAACCGCATTATTCAAGTGAATGGAAGCTATCCGGAATTAATGGAAAATATTCAAAATTTAATGGAATCCATGCATGCCATTACTGGAGATGGTTATAAGCAATTGCTCGTAGACCCCTATGCTGTTCATCAGCCGTGGACATTTTCATACACATTCTCTCAAGAAGAATTTAAAATATTCTGGAGGGAATTACTTACTATTAGAATTTAAGCGTGCTTGCGACCACGTTTGCGGGAACGGCATGAAACCGGGCCAACGCGTCCATTCATCGGTGCTACGGCCGCATAGATGCCCTTGAGATTCTTTGAACCGGCCAAGTCAAATGAATACGCTGCTGTCGTAGCCGGGTAAACAAGTGCGGAAGAAGGCTGCGTTGTGCCTCCGATAGACTCAGTCATTGAAGCAATGGGTGAGCCTACTAGGGCTCCACCAAACTGCGTAGGCGGGCGCGGCATCTGGCAAGCAGTTGTTACACGAGCCGGCTCCTTCATGAGCATGTCGGCCATGTCAAATGTGTAGCCGGCTCCACCACGCTGCTTTTGTAGTTTACGGCTGTAGCGCTGTTTACGTGATATGCTACGCTGGCGACTTTGCTTACGCTTACCGCCACCGACCATACACGGGCACCGTCCTCCACGCTGTCTTAAACGTCTGCGTGTACGAATAGCACCAGGTCTAGCAGTATCCGCGCAGGTAGAATAAGGAACAACACCCGCTCCGGAGCCACGAAATAGGGCAGTTGAACTATCAAAAGAAGGTAAATAACCAGCCATCCTATTTAGACAATAGAAAGGATTTCATAACTTCCAGCAAATTCAGCCGCTTCCTTGATATGAACGCGGAACTGAGGATTATTCTTACTCTTTACACGCATCTCCTTGCTTACACCAGGGTCTTGTACAATTGCCATGCCCATCTTCGTCCCGTCAATGCGTGATAGGAAATACTGATCCGGGAATGCGCCCTTGGTCGCAATCGCTGTGTCATCTTTTGGCGGCGGTTCTGCCACTGTAACAGAAGTAGAAGCAACTACAACAGAAGGAGCAGCCTCTTGTGCTCGTCCAATCCATAGATACCGCCGCCGCCCTGCTTCTTCAGGAATAATTTCACTAACACCCAACTCTGCGGTCTCTGCTAGTGGCTTAATAGCCCGCAAACGCACCTTTAGTCCACCCATTAAATCCTCATCCGCCCATACATCTTCCTGCAGTGACTTCTGTGTACTCTCCCATCGCCGACTAAACCCTGCCTTGAAGAAAGACGCAAACCCCTTATACATTAGCATATCCTCCACAATAATCGCCTTCTCAGATGGAACAAGTGTAGCAGCAAATACGATTCCCGCTGTCTCATAGATAGCCGGGTCCACACGCATCCGGAGAACAAAGACACGCTGCCATTTGCTTTTTCCAGCAGTCGGCTTATCCTGCTCCGCATACACAACCGCCTTGAGGCAAGGACAGACACACAGGAAACCAGATCTGCTAGAATCACCCGGTCTCAGCGAAGAATACCATGTACCCTTTCCAATGTCAGCAACATTTGCATCCTGTAGAGGATTGTTAAATCGCCAAGTAGTATCACGCGGTCCTAGACTCCATGATGCTAACCAGTCATATAAGGTATGGCTGTCGCCCGGTTCTGTGAGAACAGGGAGACGCAGTCCATTTGAAACAGGAATTACACGAGTTTGTAGTGCCACCATATCTATTATTAATTCTATGATAGGCTTTATACCTTCACATTTTATAAATCTAAAACAATGAGGAAAAGCCACTCGGCTCCCGAGAATCAAAGGCAAATGTGCCCTTCAACCACTCTCCGCCATTCTGGGCCATGTCGGATTCAAAGGCCTGCTGATCGCCACCGAGACCCGGTGACGAGACCTTGCTAGCGACACCAGAATCTACGGGTACAGACCGGTTATTAAAAGGGTGCGATTGGAAACTGGCCTCTGGGTGTCTGAGATTTTCGGTAAAACCCGCCTCTTCCTGCTGGAGTGCTGTGTTCTCTACCGGTTCAGGCTCCTCTGCTGTCTGCCGACGAACCCGGCGCTGGGTCGGCTCCGGCGTGCGAACTTCTTCGTCCGTTTGCCCAGGTATAGAGGGCATTGGTGTCCCTTTCTGTTCCGGATGCATAACGGGGGCCTCTACCTGCTGCGTAGGGGGGACATACGGTGCGCCCACTAATTGTTCACGCAATTCATTGGTCTCATTCATGCGACTATAAAGTACAATTCCTATCTGAAACAGAAAAAAAGCCACAACACCTCCAACAACTAAAAGAATTCCCATGCGCATCAACTCCATTTTGCTCTATTTAAGATTAACGAAACATAAGGTAGAAAAACGCGATGTCAGTTGATGAATTAGTTCAAAAGGGCTTGGATCTTTTAGCTAAAACACCTACACCTGATGGATTTTTGCGATTGGCAGTTAGTCTTGCGCAGGAGGTGAATGCGATTCAGGCTTTATCAGGGAGTGAAAAGAAGGCGGTTGTGCTAGATATTCTCAAACAGGCAATCCAGAAGTCCACTCTTTCTAATGACCAGAAGGCGGAACTGTCAGGACTGCTAAAGACGGTGGTCCCCGCAACACTGGATATTGCCGTTTCGGTCGCGCGAGGAGGCTTTTCACTTCAGAAGCCGAAGGTAGGATGTTTTGCGGCTTTGTGCCGGATGGTACTAGCAGTGGCGCCGATTGACCCGAAATTAAAGGAGATGGCTTCTTCTGGTCTGAATAAGGCGGAGGCACTGGCAACAGCGATTGAGGATGGAAAGCCTGTTTCTGATGTAGCAAAGGAGGCCGTTGCGGCAGTTGCTGAAGCCCCTGTTGTCGCTGCGGCTGTCGCTGAGGTAAAGAAGGAGGCAGAGGTGGTTGTTGCTGAGGTAAAGGAGAAGTTGGAGACAATTGTTGAGGATGTGCCTGCTGTCGGTTCGTCTGTAACCCAGTCTGTAGATACTGATCCTTCAATTGGGATTCTAATAATATCTGTTGCTCCTCCTCCTCCTTCACCCTCCACTCCTCCAACACCTCCAACTGATGAGAAAGCCCAGGTAGATGAGAAAGCGGAGAAAACAGCAGATATCCCAAATTGGGGTGAATCAAAGTAAAACCACCATCATCTCTGGCAGTATACGACGCATTTATATAACGTTCTTTTATACAAAATGGAGAAATAGGTGGACACCTAACATCTAATAAGTTGAAATTACCCTTCTGTAAAACCCAATTGTCTTTACAGCAGTGTTTTGATGCTTGAAATGTAATAGCGATATCTTTCCCTGGAACATAAATCCATTTGGTAAGACCCATTGTATAAATTACAACTGTTTCCTCTGCTTGAACCTCTTTTTCAGTAGGAATATATGTCGTTAGTAAAATTATTCCCATTATACTTAAACTTGAAGCCCGTTTTATATCCCAGATAAGGCAATACATGCAAGTCCAAGTTGTAGTTCTTCAGACAAAGGGTGATACTAAGCAAAGCAAAGTTGAAATTACGGGAGAAATTGAAGATGAAATTCCGACACGCATAGCTAAAATCCTTCGTAAGACAAAACTCCCAGTTAAGATTGGCTCATGGACGTATCAAAAGGGTGCCCTTGAACTCTGGGGGTATAAAGAAGGTCGCGCTGGAACAGAAAATAAACACGAACTTCCACCACCGGTTGATTCTACCCTCATTTTCGGAGACGCAATCATGATTGCGCTGAATGAAGCAGAGGAGCCAACTAATTTTACAACAGCGCAATATACCAAGTTCTATACGCAGATTTTCCAAGGCTTTGAAAGTTTGGATGACGAAGATGATGATGAAGATATGGAAGATGAAGATGAAGAAGGGGATGATGTAGAAGTTGAAGCAGAAGCAGAAGCAGAAGTGGAAGTTGAGGTAGAAGTTGAGGAGGAGGAAGAAGTTGAAGTTAAGGCTGCTCCAAAGCGTGAATATGCTTCTGCTCGTAACAAAAAGATCCCAAAGTGGGCAATGGCTGCCGAACTGGAAGAGGAAGAATATGATTAAACTCATAAATTTGATTTAAAAATTTGCCTTAAGAATAAGTAATGAATTCTGTCCGAGAGAAAACTCTAGTATGGATTTCCACCGATCTAGCAGACCATCTTGATCAAAAGCAGCAGATTAATCTTGAGAAGGGAATGTATAATTCCGCAATCCAAGAAGCAGGAAAACGCGGTGTTCTCAAGAACTGGGAAAATCCTATCTTCAAGCATATCTATATGGCTACTGCTCGGCGAACGCTCAATAATCTAAGTCCGAAGACATATGTGAAAGGAAATCGTCTGCTGGACCGTTTGAAGGAGGGTGAATTTGAAGTTCAAAAGATTCCCTTCATGACCTATGATGAATTGAACCCCGAGCATTGGCTTTCCCGCATTGATGCGCGTCTGAAGCGTGAAACTCGTCTGCTGGAGGGCAATAAGGAGATGGCAACAGACGCATATAAGTGTAGCAATTGCTCCAAGCGTCAGTGTGTATATTATGAACTACAGACACGCTCAGCAGATGAGCCGATGACGTTATTCGTATTGTGCTTGAATTGTGGAAAACAGTGGAGGCAGGGTTAAAACCTATCCTTAGTCGGCACGCTGTACCTTGGCGGCAGGGTTAAAACCTATCCTTAGTCGGCACGCTGTACCTTGGCAAAACACTAAATAAAATAAATAATATATAGAATGCTTCCAGTGTCTTTGACACAAGGACCAGTGTCTTTGATAAACACACAAAAACAAGAAGCACCAAAAATAAAGGCTCCACGTATTTTTTCAATTCCCCACCAGTTTACTGAAAACTGGATTCGTATACAACAGATCGCAAAACTTATTGGTCGTAAGAAATAGGGATGCGAATAATAATTGTTGCAGGCATTCTTTGCTGTATAATCCTTATAATGCTAATCAGAAACGGGGATGATGTTGACTCCAGCAATATTAATAAGAAAGTTCGCGAAGGAAATAGCTGCGAAATTAAGAAACAAGTTACACTAACGGATTCCAAAACAGGTATAGAATACACTATAGCATTCTGCGACGATTCCTGTGAAAATGGTCTTCCACATACAATTAATGAGACAACCATGATGATTCCTGAGTCGTATTCAAAGGATCGTTTTACAACAACCGTTGAACATGAGAAAATTCATCTTCTACAAAGACGCCACCCGGAATTATGGGAAGCATGGTATAAATTACTCTGGTCATATACAATTCATAGAACACCACCATCCAAAATGCCTTCTAGTCTCTTAGAAAAACGCCGCCATAATCCGGATACAGAAGATAAACCATTCGTATGTTGGCGAGGTCGCTGGTGGAGCCTGACTGTCTATTCTACAAATCCCACATCACTGCTAGATGCTAAAACAGTCTGGTGGGATGCAAACACGGGAGAAGTCAGTAGTGAAGCTCCACCTGAATGGAGGGATTTTTTTGGAAAGCAGCCGCAAGATGAGCACCCGCATGAAATAGCCGCACAAATGATTGCGAATGGTGCTGGAAATAAAAATCTTCGTGAAAGATTGATGGCAGTTTACGAAAAACACTTCTATCGGATTGATAGAGGATGAGTATCTGTGGAAAGGATGGCGGAATTGCGCCAATTGCTCCTGGGCCTCTAAGTTCAATAAAAGACTCAATCAAATTTGATATATCTGTGATTTTATCTTTAATTGAACCAAAGGTATATTTAACAAAAACAACTACAAACCACACAACAACAGTTCCTACTAAATGTAATAAACTCCCATCATTAATTCAAATTGATATGTATTGTCATCCTATCACACGAGAACAAAGAATGAAAATCATTTAAATTTACAACATAGGGAATGTTATCTTCACAAGCAGAAGGTCCAAGGCATGATTATTATCGTTTTATCAACCAGACATGGCTAAATGAAACTGAAATCCCCGAGGATGCAGCATCCACAAATATCAGTCGCCAAATAGCAGAGAGAATTGAATCGCAATTGATGGGTATAGTTCGTCAAAAATTAATTGAAGAACCGAATTCTAAATTATCCAAATTTGTCCGAAGTATTTATCATACATGGAATTCACCCCGTCAAACAGAATATGTAGTGGTTGAATTAATCGGTCAACTTAAGAATATTCAAACTAAAGAGGATGCGGCCTTCATGATAGGCCGACTAAATCGCCTTCAGTGCCGTTCTCCTATAACTATCAAAGTATTAAGCGACGCATATAATACAAATTATTCACGCATACAATTGAGCGAATATGTCCTTTGCGTCCCGCACAAACATCTGCTGGAAGATACAAAATATGGAAAAGACCGTGACGCCTACCGCGAATTCGCAAAATTAGTTGGTTCATATTTTGGCCTAGATTCATTGGAATCTTTTATTGATATTGAAATTGATGCGGCTAAGGTTTTGCCCACGCCGATAGAAGAAGACGACACGCCTAACCGCTACAATCAGATGACATGGCATGAAATTCAAGCAGAATTCCCCGATGTACCTTGGCTAACACTTTTTAAAGGATACGGCGTAACTGAAAAGACCTTAGAAAATCACGCTCTTCTTGTAACAAGTCGCAAATTTCTCCAGTATATTAATAATGTATTCAAGAATGACATTGAAAAGATGAAACTGTGGCTAATGGGCTCTGCTGTTCTCACAATGGGTCGTTTTATTTCCGGTGAAGTCTACCAGCACTATTTTAATTTCTACGGAACAGCACTGAAGGGAGCAGTCAAGCCTAGCAATGTGGATCGTATTATGATGACTATTTTAACCACGCATTTGCCGCAAATGTTATCCAAACCCTACACGGAAAAATATGTCCATCAACGCGTAAAAGATGCGGCCACCGACCTTGTTCATATACTTAAAAAAGCAGCAAATCGCCGTATCCGTGATATAGAATGGATGAGTCCCGAAACACAGATTAAAGCAATTCAAAAAATGAATAAAATGGGATTCAAAGTGGCGTTTCCAACAGTGTGGCGGGATGAAAGTCGCGGTGAAGATTTTTCCGATAAGCAGATGCTGCGAAATTTGTTTAGCATAAATGAAAAGGATACACAATACGGAATTGAAGATATAGGGCCACATGACCCCTATAAATCGGTATACTGGGATTCATCTACATTTGAAGTAAATGCTTTTTACTATCCCGACTCCAATGAAATGACAATTCCTGCTGGAATTCTAAATCCTCCCTTCTACGATTCTAACAGATCTACTGCTTGGAACCTAGGAGGCATTGGAAATGTTATTGCGCACGAAATGACACACGGATTTGATAGCGATGGGCGAAATCACGATGCTGATGGAAATTATTCTCCGTGGTTTACGGAGGAAGAGCAGGAGGAATATGAAAAGAAATCCAAACAGATTGAAAACCTTTTCAGCGTAAAATACATGGATTCCGTAATTGACGGAAAACTGACTCTTATGGAAAATATTGCGGACTTAGGCGGCGTATCTATATCCCTTGAAGCACTACGAGGAGAAATGCAGGGGAAGACCACAGCTGAACGCCATAAAATGCTAAAAGAATATTTCACATCGTATGCTGTATCATGGCGAAATAAAGACAGAAAAAAGAAGGCGGAAGTAGCGTCTAAATCTGATAAGCACGCACCGCCGGAGCTAAGAGTGAATAAAATCCTGTCACAGTTTCCGGAATTCTATGAAACATATGGACTCAAGCAGGGAGATACATTGTGGGTTTCACCGGAGAATAGGGTTACGATATGGTAATATAAGATAGAAAATTTCAAACATAGGTGTAAGAATGACCTTACCTCAACCTATCATACAAAATTTTACGCAATTTATACAAAAATCAAGTGCTATACCCTATTGTATTATGTTTGGTGCGGGATTTGGATATGCGGTGTCTAATGGTTTCTGGCATCACACACCGCTTATTATATTGAGCCCTTTTGCCTATGCTTCGTATCAAGTATTCGTTAATAAAAAAGAAGTTATAAATTGGTCAAAACACGCATTAAAGGATAATCAAATCCTGTAGACGCCAATATTCAAACGTACGGTCAGGCAGAGGTCTCTTTATAATATACGGAATCCTCTTCGCCTCCAGCTCAAGACGAGCAATCTCATGAACATCAGATACATGTGCGGGAACCTCAATAAAAGGTCGTGAATTATGTGCCAACTGACTGGCCCTTAGGGACAAAATCTTCGTCTTTTCATACTGTGTCAGAAAGGGATATGTCTTATGATTCGGATCATTAAGAATAGGTAAATCCTTCACAGGAAGTCGCTCTTGAATGATTTCCATATAGTCTGCTTGAATCTCAGGATGTGCCTGGAGTAGTTTATGCGCATCTTCACGCAGTTTTCCCGAAAATCCCCTATACAGTAATTCTTGAATCTGCTTTTTCTCAGCGGGAAGCTCCTCCACCTCTTCCAAGTCTTCCGTATCAATTACATCCTCCTCTTCAAAGATATCCTCATCCTGCTCATTCAATTCATCAAAATCTTCTACTGCGGCACTCATCTTCTGTTTAACCAATATAACTTTTTTTTAGGTATTCAAATTTAAGTAAATCCGCAGGTAAAGAATAGAGATGGATGCGAACGCAGCACAACAAGAAATAGCCGCCAAGGCTGAAGAAATACGCGTTGAAATGGTTACTATAATTCGCGAAAGCATAAGGTCCCTTAATCAACGAGCAATTAATGAACTTCTATTTACAGGGCCTATTTCCCAATTAATTAAGAGTCGTTTTATTCGCAACGACCAACCATTGGCACTTGCTCAAAAGACTTCGGCGCGTATTAAGCAAATTGGTATTGAAAATCGCTATGACCCGCAAGTTATTAATTTACTGGCTGTAACACTTGCGACAGTTGCTGGACTACACGTAAGAATAGAAGAAATTAAAGATGAAATTGAAGAGCATATTAGAATTATTTTACACCCCCAAGAAGGTGATGAAGCTCCCACTTCTATAGCAGCCGCCGCCGCACAGGCCCCGCAATTTAATGAGGAAACTTATATGGAATCAATTAATGTTATTTTTAACACGATGATTGAAGTAATCAATGGTGAAATGGTGGGATTTATTACACAGGTTAATGAACGTGCGTTCACTTCAAATCTGGTAACAAGAAGTGTTCTTGCTAGAATAGCAAATACATTTGACGATAATGAAAAACGGCTTATATCAGATTACTTAGGCATTATCAACACATTGATAACACAAATTATTGGTCATACATTCGGTGAAGAGGGCCCTTTCAATATAAGAGATTTACGGATTATTCGTGTTCTCGGCACTGCTAATAAATTTATAGATAATGCCGCAAATCAATATGGTGTGATTAAATTTGCTGGAGGCCAGATTACAGATAGTATTGAACTTCGTACTGATAATATGGATGATTTAAAACGCTTTGACCAACTAACTCTTGAAGCCATAAATGCCTACGCATATTGGAAATTAATGCTGTACGCTCCTTCTCAGGCATGGCGTGAAGTCAAATGGTTACAGAATTTAACAAATACTATTGACCGAACATGGTGGGAAAATCCAGCGACAAGATTTGATTTATTTATTAATGCATGGATACTTGATACATTGAGCAGAGTTGGATCACTTGATTCTAAACAATCAATGGCTACAAAAACTACAACATGGAAGCAGAGTTATAATCTTCCTTCAGGTCCTAAGAAAATCGCAGTCTCAGATTCACTTTTAAATGAGATTAGTCTATTTGACGCCTATTATAAGATTGATTACCAAAGTTTATTTCCTATAGGAATGTCTGTTAGAACACGATTAAATCCTTTTATATTTATAATTGACGATGGTATACGCAATGAATTCATTACACAACATTTTATAGAAGGTCTAATGATTGATTGTGCGAAAAAGGCATTATGTGTTTATACGCAGGAACTTAGAGTAGTTAGACAAAAGAACCTACAAAGATATGATGGTATTCTTATAGGCGATCCTGTTATTTCAGATAAACGTGTTGATATACGGGGTCTACGATTTTTCTTAGATTTTGTTGATACTAAACTTTTATCCACTAATTTAGCACGTTCGTCATCAGACTATTTTAATTACACTGAGATCGCAGCAACATTTATGAACTATGTAAGTATCTACGCATTTAGGAATGGTGTTCAACCTAATCGGCGAGAAGCATGGACTGCGGATAGATCGCATACATTAAAAGGAAATCGTGGTGGAACTGAATATCCTTCTCTGTTGGCATATTTAAATGAATTACGTCAACGGGTTGAAACTCATCAACCACTGTGTGAAACAACGCCAAATATATATTTGGATGTTCCTATTTTAGATGAATCGGGCCCTCATCGTCCAGCCGAACCAATAGCACCACTAGTCGCTAGCGCGGCTAGAGGGCCCGTGAGTGGATTACTGTCAGCACCAGCACCTCCAGCAGTAGCACCATCAGCACCAGTACCATCAGCACCAGTACCATCAGCACCAGCACCTCCACCCGCAACACCATCAGCACCATCAGCACCAGCACCACCCGCAACACCATTAAGGACACAATCTCCAGGCCCTCCAGCAGGATCACCGGCACCAAGAGGCCATGCTCAATTCGCAAATCTTGCAAGCGACCCCGCTGAATCTGTTACGGTCAGAAGACCTGCTGAAGCAACTCCTTTATTTCCTACAGGAAGACCTGGTCTAAGACCAAGCCTTTAATTAGCAACATAAAATGCGTGAATATCATCCAAAATAGTTTGAGGAGCACAATGGGAAGGATTCACCTCTGTGCGTCTTAAAAATTCATAGATTCCCGTATCAAAAATGAGTGGCCGCTGAGAAGTATACGGTTTTCCATTTGGAGTTATACCCAACCATAAATGAGAAGTTCCCTCTGAATAAGGAACTGTCAACCATTTCTCAATCAAAGCACAAAACGAATCTGTAAAATATCTACGCCGCGGAAAATAGCATTCCATACAATAAATGAATTGTACCAAGTCTCTTCCCGATTTAAAACAGGAATCAGTAGGGCCAAACCATGAACCCGCTTCCAATAAACTCATTTCCGGCATATCATGAGAATCTCCGCAAGCAACGCAAGCAAATCCATAATCAATTAGCACTACATTAAAATTAAATGAATCAAAATCAACTAAAGGAGGATAGAACTTTTCAAAAACGGCAATCCAATCCGGTTTCCGATTCCTAATTAGAATATTATTCACCTTCATATCCCGATGATTCATCCGCAGATTTACTTGAATTTCCCGTAATTGAAGGGCGATCTCTGCTAGAATACGCAAGTAGAAAGCATCATTTTTCTTTTGTACACCCATAATCAAATTCTGTTTTAAAAATTCAAAGAGTGTAAGACCGCGTATATATTCCATACAAAATACAACCTCTTTTACATCATAAATTGAGGTAGTACTCTGAGCCCCGCGTGAAAAAATTTCATATAAACCAGGCACAGCAAATGACCAATTAATTTTCTTAAAAAACTGTGTAACAAGTCCATGAATTGTGGCTTCATACATGATGGCTTTTATTTCACGTTCATGGTCTTCGGGAATTATATTATGTGGAATAGAGATTTCTTTAAGAACAATATGTTCGGTTCCAGATAATAATTTATATTGTTGAGTTGTCCCTTGACGACGATATACAACACGGTTTCCTTTATAAACTTTTCCATATGTCCCTTGAGATAATAGACTTTCCCACTGAAATGCCGGAAGCCATGAATTGCCGCTAACATCTTCAATAACAAAACTCAATGTCTGATAATCCGGCAAACTTGCTGTTTGGCGCATAATCGGAATTAGGTCTTTCCAGGTAGGTAAATTATTAGATAAATCTGATAAGTCATCTTTTATAAGATGCTTACCAAGTCCATATATTGATATATCATACATTGCCCTATTTTGGGAAAATGTATTATATATTCATAACGTTCTTATACAATTTATACATTCAAGTCGCGAATATACTGTCTGCTGGGAATACCACCTTGAACCCAACCTGAAGCAGCGTCCTCCGGAATAATGTGAACTGAATTTTGGATATTTCTTTCAACATGAGGCAGCAAAGGCGTGAATTGCTGCGCAAACGGCTTATCCGTAACCGTCATACAGTCCTTGCCTGTACGAATAAATTCACTCTGCTGGAGCTTAGCCTCTAGCACAGGCTCACCACGTCCGCGGCCCATATAGGGAACCGTCACGAAAGGACGGGCCTGCGGGTGGATAGGGCAACGCTGACGATTTTCCTGCACGGCGTGATTGCGTAAAATACTATCATTGTCAATATTCTTCGGCAGAAGCCCATATCCCTCCTTCGCAATAATCGTCGGGTTATCAAGAGCCTGAGGGATTACTGTAGCCGCGTTGGGTACTAGATTAGTAGTCGCCCAGAAACCAGGTCCAACAGACTGGCGGTAGAAACTGTCAACTCCGCATCTATCATCGTGGACACGTGTGAATTGATTTATTTGAAATGTATTGGCGGCCATTCTCTAACCCAGGTCAATAAAAAAATACTTATGTAAGATGCGGAAAACGTCCCGAATTATTCACTGAAACACAGGCGCTCATATTTCCTTCTTTACATGTTTTTTCAGGTACACGAAAAAGCCAGTCTTGAAAGCTGCCCGCATCATTCGGAACAGATGTACTAGGAGGAGTTACAAACTGGCGCTGCCCTTGATTCCGCTGAAAAACATCTCCAGGGTCGCTGTAGATACTAGTTTGAAAATAGGCATCTAATTCCTTTTTAACTGCGGGAGAATTGCTGTAAATAGCCGGAGGCTTTGCGGGATTGTTATTAATTTCATCCATCAACACATTCATAAAAGGATTCGGAGCATTGGGTCCGGTGCGGTCTTGAACTCCGATAACATCGGCTACAACTTTATCGGCTACAACAGCTCCTGTTCCAACTTGAAATCCTTCACGAAGCGTATCTTTAGTTTTCATTCCGTAGAAAGCACCTACTGCTAGAAGGGGGAATAACATGCTTATGATTAAATAACGAAAATCAAGACGAAGCAGAGATAGAATAACACCAAGGAGTATACCGAAGCGTGTAAAACTATTAAGAGCCACGCTTGTACACCGACGAGCCCGCGCATGAAACGGGAAAAAGTCATCGCCTTCACGCCATAGTATAGAAATATCGTCTGTGAAAAATGAACTACACTGCATTTCTCTTCCCTATCGTATGTCCACGAAATTACTTTTTACTCTTTTTCTCGGCCTTCTTGCGAAGACGTTCACGAGCAGCCCGAAGGCGTTCAGATTGTGACCCCTTTGCTCCTTCACCACCACCGCCCATAAAGGGATTATCAAAGAGTCCTCCCATTGAATCAAACATCTCCTTAAAAGCCGGATTATCTGTAAAATAAGTCATTAATTCCTTAGCCTCCCGCATAAGAGCCTCTCGGTTCAAAGCACCAGAGGCAAACTTATCCTTAATTTTACCTGCAACACGCTTCATAGCCTCCGTTAATAGTTCGGGATTGTTTGTATAGACAAACTGAAGATGCTCTAAGATCTGCATAGGATTCATACGTTCCATTAATTCCGGATCAATTCCAAGATCTTCCGGCTTAAATTCTCCCGCTAGCTCCGCTGCTATCTTAGCAATGAGTCCATTCTGAAGATGGTCGGGGATCTTAGGCATTTCAAAGGGCTTCTTGCCTTCCTCTCCTTCGGCGTCTGCGAATGGAGGGATATTACCACTCAAATCCTTGAACATATTCTTCATGTTCTCAAAAATTCCCTTGAATTCTTCAGATTTGAAATTAGTGGCCATTTCCTTCATAATATCATCAAAGTCGGGCATTGCGCTTTCTTCCGTCTCTGTATCAGCCTTGCCAGCAGAAGCAGGCGTAGCAGAAGCCGTAGTAGAAGGCGCAGGCACACTAAACATTGTATTTAGAAGAATGAGCGATGCTAGATAGTCCCAGAATACTACACGTGTCTCCTTGCTTGTATCAGACCAGAGCTTAGCCGAAAAAAAGATTCCAGGTAAAATTTCAATTCCCTTTTTACCAGCACCTGACTTTAGGAAAAATGAATCGTCCCGAGCAGCTACGGGTGCTTTTAAAGCAGATGCCAGCGGAGAAAAAGCCTCAATATGATCCTTACGCTTCATATAAGCCGCAACTCCCTTCTCAAGTTCAGGATATGATAAACTTAGTTCATTTGTAAACTGCGTAACAATTGCCAGAAAACGTTTCTGTATTTCAATCTGTTGCGACATACTTGCTTTTGTCTCTTCTTTTTAATATTTTCTCCTACCGCATTAGGGATGCCTTCACAAACACGTAGGTTAAAAAAACAAAGAGGTGGAAATCCAGAAGATGTTCTACGAGCACAAATAGTTGCCATACAAGAAAAAGAAGGCGAAGTCAAATCATCCTTACAAGATGTAAATGAACGGCAACTCTTTGAGGCAATTAATACAGCCTTTATGGCACCTGGTGACCCTGAAAAAATAAAGGCAAATATTACTTTATATACATCATCAATCTTAAAAGATAACAGCACAATCCGTAATCTATTTCCAAAATATGATGGTGTTCCGGCCGAATATGTCCAACTGATTGAGATTCTAGGGAAATACGGTAAAGCACGTAATGAAATGAATCGTCTTACTGATTTAATTTACAGTTATATTGTTGGATTACGGAAATCGTATCCAACGGGAGATATGACCAGAGAATTATCAGCAAATCCTATTGCTGGTAGCACTGTTCGTATTGAGGGGTCTGGTTCGCAACCCGGAGTTGGTATCCCGTCTATGACTGGAGAAATCAATCAAGATCCAACAGCTTATGGATTACCTATCTTATCCAGAAATGATAATAATCCTACGGGTAATAATCAAAGAAGCATGACACCAGCAGGATTACCTATACTAAGTCGTAATGGTACGAATGACAATTACAATAAATTATTTAAGAAGAATAGTTCTCTTCCGCGATTATCCTCCGGATACAATGACCCGATCTTCCGTAAATCACGGAGAAGCCGCCGCACGCTCAGAAAGAAGTACTAAAGCAGTACACCACTTCCAAATCTTATCTTTATCTGGTTCTGACATGGTTTTCCAATGCTTGTCAAAAATCCAGAAAGCAAATGACATTTCACTGAACTTATTCTGTAGAACATCTTGCCCTAGTTTAATCAATACTTCCTCATTCTTGGACAATACGGGGTCTCGGAAGGTAGGATATACATTTTTCATAAACAGTGTCAGCAAAATCCGTGGATTAGTCGCATCAATTGCCTTCAAACCATCTGTAGCTAAACGAATATCACGTTCTTCTGGATAGGAATCCGATAGCATTTCAAAAAATCCTATCAGAGTCTTGGTAAACCTCCTCAAAGAAGACGCCTGTTTGTCCATAACCCTAATTGTAATTTATGCTAGAAACTTTAAGCATTTTATTTACGAGCAAAGGGTGCGGGAGTATCTTGGTCCCGTTTTCGTTGAAAATCTTCATATGCTTTATCCATAGCCAATTCCTTCTTACTACGCTGCGACTGTGATGCGACAACTTGTCCTGCGGTTTGACCACCAATTCCGGTAATACTTCCCGTACCCTCCTGGAGTTGACCGAAGTTTCGTGGAATAGGGTCAAACCCTTGTCCTTTTCCCACATCAAATTGCTGACCAAAAAAACTATAGGAATCTGACCACTTTCCAGATGCCAGTTCATTTCCATAAGCGACAGGTTCGGAAGCAGTTCCAACACTATCAGGAGCACCCGAAGAAAGACCTGAGCGCCCCTCCTGCAGTTTCCTCATTGAGAGCCAATTAAAGACTTCCGCATCTGTACGAGGCCCAGTTTCGCCATCAATAATGAGTGTAGGAACAGCTGTTAACCATTTTTCTACACGTCCCTTATCTACAATCGGCGGCCTTTTACCAGAAGCATCGGGATCAACACAAATAAATTTAAATTCTGATTGGTATCCGGCTCGTTTAACCTCCTCAAGAAATGATTGTGAGAATCGGCATTTCTCGGAGTAAAAGCACAAGTGTGGCATCCCTTGTTTGGATGACGATTTTCATGGAACTAGAGTTACGCGTGTTTGTGAATAAATTTGAACATATTCCTGTGAATAAGATAAGGCAGAATGTTTAGCAACTATACAGAATCGGGGGCCTCCCTCATGACAGATGCGACGAAGAAGGAGCGGGCGGCCTTCACACTAGCGCCTAGTCATACAACAATCGCAAATACTCTTGTTCGTATTATTCAATGTAAGGTTCCCACAATTGGATTCCGCACAGAGCCGCCTGAGCAGTCAGAGGTTCATATTCAGGAGAATACAACGCCTCTACCAAATGAAATGCTGGCTCATCGCATTGGGATGATTCCTATCTATGTCGCAGCGGTTGACGATTTTGACCCCAAAAAGTATCGTGTTGAACTTGAAGTAGCAAATCCTACACAGGAGTCGCGGATGGTTACAACTGCGGACATGCGTATCTTTGTTCAGGATGCGGAGGGCTGGAAGGATTTAGGACCAGAAGGAAACGCCGCATGGTTTCCAGTTGACGCAACTACAAAGGAGCCAATCATGATTACTCATCTCCGGCCACAGTGGTCGGCTGATAGTCTAGAAAAAATCAAGTTAGTTGCGTATCCGAGTGTATCTACGGGTGAAGAGAATGTCCGATATTCTCCTATCTGCCAGTGTTCATATGGACATACAATTGATCCCGACCGTACTCGGCAGGAAGAGTTCTTTCAGAATTGGCTGAAGGAGTCAAAGAAGATTAATGAGCAAAGTCAGGTAAATCCGGCTCAACTTAATAACCTAAAGAGGGAGTGGGCTACACTAGAAATCCAGCGTTGCTTCTTGGTAGATGAGGAGAATGAGCCCTACAGTTTTGACTTTGAGATTGAGACAAATGGACTTATGAGCGTGCCCGCAGTTGTTCATCGCGGCATCCGTGAAATCAAGATAATGCTTCAGAAATACCAGACTCTTGATATGCAGATTCCAGCAAATGTTCGTATTCAGCCCACACTGGGACATCGTAAGGGTGTTGAGGTTATCTTTGATAACACAGAGGACCATACTCTTGGAAATCTACTCCAGACGTATCTAGTTGAGCGTCATATTATGGCGGATCAGGCCCCACGTCTCACCTATGCGGGTTATAAGATGGGTCATCCACTCAAGAAGGAATTGACTCTGGAAATCGGTTCAGAGGCGGATGGAGAAATGACAGCACGGCGAGCCATTGTGGCTGTTATTCGCTTTCTTCTGGGTCTGCTTGATACAATGGAGCGGGATTGGCTGACAATTACTGGTACTGCGGCGCAACTTCCAGCACTTCCTCCTGTCCCGGCTGCTGCTGAAGGCATTCTGCCACCTGTAGCAGCACCTACTGGTCTTGCGGCACCTACAGCGACAAGGGGTCGTGGCCGTGGCCGTGGCCGTTGAGGATTATAAACACATAGTATAGAGATACAGAATGATGTATGAAATTTCATTATTATTTTTTCTTTTTGTAGTACTTGCTTTTGCCAAATTATATCCTCGTAGAGTTCTGTACGAGAATTTTGCTAGCGGCCAAACATATCCAGCATGCTCGTATGAAACAGCCTCTGAATATAATGTAAAGAAACGTGAATTAGATGTTCTTTTTCAAAAAATAACAGCAGTTAAGACTGATATTAATGAAGGTATTGGTCGCGTTTATAAATCCATTGATGTTCCCTATTCAACAGAGCAGGATGTTGAACCCGCGGCTACTCTTGTAGGTCGCTGCCATAAGAAGGCCATTCGTCAACGTGATATTGAACTGGCCACTGACCGCTATTTAATTCGCGGAAGGCAATTAATTAAGGGTCTAGATGCCTACTATCCTGCGGTAACACAATCAGCCATCCAAGAACTTGAATCTAATGTTGGAAGTCTTAAGGCAGTCATGTTAGATAAATGCCTTAAAACTCAACCCCAACTTGATATACCCGATGGTGTACGCGACCCGGCATTCTATGAGCCGCGTGCTCTAGAAGAACTCCGGGCAACATCTACATTTATGTAAACCTAAGTGTGTACAATTAATAAGAAAAAAAGAAGACCCGCTGCGGTCCAGATACTCTTAATGGGTTTTGCAATTGTAATGACATTTACAACTACATGATTCCATAGCCAATAAATAATACTAACATCAATTACTAGAACAAATAAAAGAGCAATAAGGAATGCAGCAGGATTTATTGCTCCAGCATCCAATACATGATTCGTAAAGTTTTCCCGGAAATCCATTTTGACAACACTATCCACGAGTGGGCTTAGCATACGCAGTGTCATTTCTACTAATCACGCTCTAATTTAATATTCTCCTTGCTCTTCTTTCCACGATGTTCTTCAAGATAATTAAAAATCTCAGTTGCTTTAACAATATCGCCTTTGAAATACTCCGTCAACTTAGATATAATAAACTTTTTGCCCATAGATTCTTTTGTTTGTTTATTCTGATATAGAATTGCCCCACTTTTAATATTAACGCGTGCTATTTTATGCCCCTTCATGGTCTTCGTAATAAGTCCCTGTAAAATACCCATACGCTTTCTCTTTTCCCGCACAGCAGCACTCAATACTTTTAGATCATCTTCTAGTGTTAGCCATTCCTTAAGATAATTAGGTAAAACGGAAATTTCGGGAACATCGTCTGCTGGAACTATGGCTCCTCCTTGCTGTTGTAATGCGGTTTCACTCATATGTGAAATAATGTATTCGTCCTGACTCATTACTCTACTATCTCCTTAAATTATTATTAGTTACACGCGATACCCTACAAATAAAAAATTGATGGAGCTGCGACCCTAACTATAAACACAAATGGCAGACATAGAAGACACTCAATCCCGTCAATTCTTCATTCGGCTCATAGCAAAACGAAGAGAATATATTTTACAGCAACTTTCACTGAAATTTCCTGAAAAAAAAGAACGACTAGAAAGACTAAAACCCCATGCTTTCCAGCATGAATTCCTAGAACCCAAGGTTGAAGAATCACGGGAAATGTAGTTTTAGTCTGTCGCGCACGCTTGTCCGGCAGAGATAACAAAGACTCATTTGCTTATTAATACAGCCCGAGCAGAAAGTGTGGCCGCAAGGAATCATTGCGTGCGTAATATCGGCCACAGTACAGATACAGCAGGTTGGAGGACCATTAGGAGCCGCGACCTGAGATAATTGAATTGTATCATAGAGTGCTATCCAGTGTTTATATTTAATCATAAAATGAATAAAATCACTACTTATATCATTATTTTTAAGTATGGCTGCTAGATAATTCGCAGTAGGTTCGGCCATAGCATCCAATTCAGAATTTGCTTCTAACTGCATAAATGCTTGAACTTTATCCACAACTTGATTCATTTTTGCGATTTTTTCCTGTAGACGAGCATCCACAACAAAAAGATCTTTTAATGTTTCACTGTAGACCCGCAACAACTTTTTCTGCGATTCCTTAAATTCTTCTAAATTTATATCTAAATCTTCTTCTAATTCCTGTTTCACTGTATTCATACTAATATCCCATCCGAGTTCAGGGAAATATGAGCGTCCTGAAGCAGGAATATTGTTAGACATTCTTGTAATCAATTGCTTCATCTTTGTGATGCTTTCCTGATCTTTCCCTTCACGGTCTTTAATCAAAAAATCAAAGAAAACATCATTGAATCGTGTAATAGGTTCCCGAATCTTCTTTCGCCATATGCGCAACCAATCTCGCTCATCGGAACCAGAAGCCCCTTGGACTTCATTCATAAATCGTTGCTGGAGACTACGTGCGGTTCCTATGTTTGTAGAAAGACGTGATGCTGATTCATTACTAGTTCCAGAACCCGCATTCAAATCCAAAAACTCTGCTGGAGCCAACATACCAACAGCATATTCTAATGGACCTAATAATGGTGAGCCATGAGTTGAATTACTCATTCCTTCCTCTTTTAATAAATGAAGTTATATATTAATTGTATCCGCAGGAGCCGCATTATGTAAATGACAGTATCCTGCGTATGTTCTATTACGACATTTCTTACCCATAGCAGTTTTACCTTTACATAAAAAAGATCGCGGTTTTCTATCCAGTCGCCGCGGCGCTCGTGGAGCATATGGTAATCTAACCGGTGTTTCACAGACTAGACATATCTTCTTTTTTGTGCTAGTAGTTAAACATATTCGGTGATATTCGTGCCCATGGCTACATTTATATCCTTTACATTCTGGTGTTACTGCTTCACCGCAGACTACACAGTCTTCCACCATTCTATTAGTCTACATCCAATTAATTTAAAGGTCTTAAAATAGGGGATGGAAGCACCATCACGAGAAAAACTTTTACAAAACTTAAAAGTTTCTGAAACAGAATTCAAAGATAAACCAAATGTGTTTTTTGATGGTCTACGAAAGATTCTACTAGGATGGGCTGTTCTCTATGAAGCAATTACAATTAATCAGCTACCCACCAAAACAGCAGCCGATGCTCTAGCACTTGAATTAGATTTGAATACCGAAGAAGCTGCAAAATTTACAGAAATGTTTGCATCCATTGACTGGTCTGAAGCAGCAGCTGCTAAAGAGGACCGCAGACAACACGGAGGAGCTATGGTTACGCAAGGTGGTGGTATGTTCGCCAAATTGATTCAGCGTTTTCCATGGTTAGAAGAACTTATTTTTGAAGTAAAAGATATTTGGGGAGGTCTAAAATCGTTGCCGCCACAACGCCACGCCGGTGACCAACATCTTGTTCATATGGAATACAATTTTGATGATATTGTAGGCGGCAGCTTATCAACAGTGAATGCGCTTGACCGTATTAATGACGCAGTTTCACGCCGCATTGGTGTTTGGGCAGTTGACAAAATGAGACCTTTTGTAACACCCACAATGCCGATTCCTACACAACTAGCAATTTCTCTAATTCTTCTGCTCGTTGAATTAATTCGTATGATTTTGACGATTCTACCCGATGTCCTATTCAATTGGATTTCCCCTGCTCTTTCCACAATCATGGCCTTTATTGAATTAGCCCGCGGCGACTGGAAACATGCAATTCTAACTTTATATGGGTCAGTTAAATCCGGTTATTGGTCCAGTATGCGATGGAAGATGGTACTCAATACATTGACGCTCATAAGTCCCGAGACTAAAAATCAGATTCTAGCAATAGCCCTCAATACACCCCGTGACATTGGTCGCGCATTTGTCTGGTGGCTTGTCACTTTCGTCATGCCTAAACAAGAACAAATTGCTAAAGTCCGCGACCTATTATATGTTGTTAGTGGCACACCCGTTTCGGGTATTATGCGTCTTGAAGTTCAAGATTTCTATAAAATCCGCACTCTATTCAGTGATTCCCCCATTTTCTGCTTGACCCCTGTTCAAGTCGCCATCCGGAAAATCACCGAAGGCGACCCGTGGTATATTTATCTTCTGCCAGAATCTATTATTAAGAAAGTACAGACTGCTCTTCCATGGCCTCATAGAAAAGCCGCTTCAATACTAATTAAAAGTATAGTTGGTGTTCCTGTTATCGCAGAACCCGAGACACTTGAAGCCAAATGTGGAAAATCAGTTGTTGCCCGTATGTATGAACTTCTCAAGAGAGTTCTTGATAATAAAGATAAAATTAAAACAGTTCTTCCCGACGCAGCAAAGCCGCAATGGCAGAAATTCATTGATGCGTGTGAATATATTGATGTTCCCGATAAACTCTTGGATGACGCAGGGTTGACTATGCAAGAAGCATTTGGACCCCTTCTTCGGCTCCAGCCCGACGGTATTCGCAGTTACTTTCAAGAAGATTTCTTAAATCAACTGGAAGGTTTTGTACAGAAAAATAATAAAAGTGGTTTTAAAACATGGATTCATAAATTCCCCAAAGATCAGATTCTAGATTTGAATAAATCCGTAAAACTACTGGATGATGATATTCTTCCCGAAGTTGGAGCATTTGTTAAAGAAATGTCGCCGGTTCTCATGAAAGTCTCAAAGAAAACTCTTAAAGGACAAGTCCCTCAAGTGGATGCTCTTATTGCTTCCTTATCACACATGGATAATCCCTCAACAATTTTGGATAAACACGGAGTTACAACAGTTGATATTATTGATCCCATTGTGAAGGATTCTAAATTAACAGCGCTGTTAGACCCTGCGTTTCTTAAGGTTCTAAAAGAGACTGCGGGAACAAATGACAAAATCCGATTTGTCCGTTTTCTATCCAATTATCCGAAAGAGAAAATGTTCAACTTTAAGAATCCGATGGGGTTTGCGTCTCTTCCTGCGGCTTTAAAAGAGAAGCAGCTTCCACCGAAACTGGCGGCGGCTCTACGGAACTTTGCTTCTCCTTCGCAGCAAGGAACGCTGCCTTCTGCTTCGCCTTTACCTCGTCTTCGGCAGCCGCAGCAGCAGCGGACACGGAGGCCGCGCCGAGGCCGTGCAAGAACAAGAAAAACTCGTCGCTAAATCCGTAGTGGCAACCATTCTGTTGCTCTTTATTATCCGCCGACGCTCTGATTCCGCGGCTGCTCGTATTCTGCGCGTGTAAAAGAGAAACAATGATGCCCTGCGGGGTAATCTCCACCGTTTCTGTCTCCCTTCCAGCAAAGAATGCTTCTCCTTCTGCCATACTTACTGTGTTTGGGAACTCCCGTGCCTTCCAAAACACCGTCGTGAAAGCCATTGAAGCTTCACTACAGCGTTTAGCCGGTCCAAGAGAAAGAGGCGGCACATTAATAGCACTCGTATATGTGGTAAGATCATACAAAGGTAATACACTAGCATAGCACGCGCCTTTTCCTGTACTAGAAAGCCACGCTACACGATCACGAATCGCATGCGGAAAATACACATCATCGTCGTCCATCATACAGAAATACGCCGTTTCTGGATATTTCTCAAGAACACGCCGAATACCGCGATTACGCTTTCCGCCAATGTGCGTCTTCTTTCCAAGACTTACATATTCTATCGTAAGACGCGGGTTTGCATCAGCAAATTTACCAACTTCAATATCTACGCGTTTGCCAAATGAACCATCGTCTACAATGGTCCATACTAGACGTTCCAGTGGCCAACTCTGTGCTAGAATAGTCTGGAAAGCCAACTTCATCCAATGGGGGCGATTCCATGTAAGAGTAATTACTCCTACACGAGGAAGCAGATTATCCGCACCTACTAATGGAGAAGAAGGAGCAGCACCAAAACCGGGACGCGCAGGAAGCGTCTCCAAGTCACGAAGCATTGTATTCCAGAGTAATTGGCTGTGCTGTCTAAAGATAGTTGTACGTTCATTTAACGCAGAAATAAGCCGATTTCTTGTAGCAAAAATGTCATCCTGCGGCATCTCCAGCAGAAGTTGTAGTGCTATGCTAAATGACTTGGTTTTGAGAGGACGAGGAGCAGCCAAAAATTCACATGCAGCTCCATCCGATGTTATCATCTGTCCATTAGAACCCATTACATCATCCAAGAAAATCCGATATGCTGGAACATCCGACCAAAGCGGTAGACATCCCGTCCTCATCGCATCGCATAGAGCATAACCGAATCCTTCTGCTTGAGAAGGCAGGAGACAATATTCGCTATTACTTAGTGTTTTGAGAACTTCCTCATTGCTAATATGTTCACTGCTTAGGACAATATTCGTGCGCTCCCCGCAGACTTCTTTGAGTTTAGCAATTACATCTGCTGAGCCCCAGATTTTAAGAAGAGGAGCAGTTGCGGGCCAAATAGCAACAACTTCAAGAGCGGCAGCCAATTTGTGCTTGGAAGCACCGAGGAAACAGACAAATGTCCGCTGACGAATCTTCTTAACAGGCGGTGGAAGCACAGCAGGAGCACGCCATAGCAGAGTGAAAACTGAAGCTGCTGATATTTCGGGCATATCCTGTGTAGTAATTGCTTTGGGATAACGCTGAATAAATGTTGCTCCTTCCACTGCGGCTGTCCACTTCCACTCTTCCTTATACCACCATTCGGGATTCACCATGAAATAATGCTTCCGAGCATAGGGAATTGCTAGACGGCAAGGGACCTCAATGTGAAATGCTACATCTGCCCACGGAATTTTGGTTGTACGCGGATCTACATGCTCAATCATGAGATTTATTTCAGTAGCTTTCAAAGCCCGCTCCTTGAGTGCTGTTTCCAGAATTTCCACATCCTTTGATAAACCATATGCTTCCGTTTTCATACAAATGATAAGGACCTTCAAATCCTTCTTGACCATTTCGCCAGACTAAAAATAACTAGACGCACTATTTTAAGCCAAATACATATAATATTTAAAATGGCACCATCTGTACTTTTATACACAATTCTATTCACATTAGAAGATAAACCGGTTCATAAGAATCAGTATATTCAAATGTTTCTTATTTGGTTTTCCTATGTTGTTAAATCAAAATCTCTTACTGAAAATGATTCTTTATGGATCATAGGCGACCGATATACATTAAATTACTTAAAACATGAAACTCCTTTTGAAAATATTGCTAAATTACTTTTAGGTAGATATACTTTAATAGAAGCTGAACAACCTAAAACATTAATGGACGGATGTATGTTGAAATATAATCAATTAGTTCGTAGTGATATTATGCTGGCTCATAATTATGATATACTTGTTTATACTGATATTGATGTTATTATTAATAAAACATTTACGACATTAGTAATGGAACCAAATTCAATTGTTATACATGAAGAAAATGATTTTAATTATGATTATTTTAGTGAAGGAATTCCGGAAAATGAAAAGAATGAATTTTTAAAGTGTAATTCTCAAATAAGAGGATTAAGTGCTGGAAAATTTATTATATATGGTAAATCTCTTGCTATTGATATCTTCAAAATGATTATAAAATATAATGAAGTAAAAACCAATTATTATACTCTAGAACAGCCATTATTCAATAGAGCAATTTATAATTATATATATATAGATAAAAAAGAAGCCCGTCTATGTAACCTAAATCCATATTGTGTACATTATAATAATTTACCAATGACCAATATTAACAATTGTATGTTAATTGACTGTGCTGGAAAACCCGGTCACTATATAGATCATATGGAAAAAATGTTAAATGTATTATGTATTACTAATGCAAATACCATATGAGACACATCCATCATTTCCTTTTGCTATAATTTTCTGATTATATTTAACACAAAATTCATCTACAGCTTGTTTTACACCAAATGTATATGTGTTTTGGGCTTTAACCATATTCATTTCATAATCATGACCCATAATCCATCCACCTTTTTTCACTTTAAGAATTGCCTGTTCTAAATCTTTTTTAACACCTTCATAGGAATGATCTCCATCTAAATAAATCATATCAAAATACTCATTTGGATAATTGAAAAGCAGCAAAGAACTATCACCTTTTTCAAGAACAATATTTTGTTGTGTTGATGACCAATTTCTTAGATTTTTATATTCATCGTCTAGATTAGCATATTGAACATTATTACCATCTTGGTCACCAGATGCTGTTACTCCTTGGAATAAATCAAAAAGAATAAGTTTTTGAGGATTTAAGCTGTATAAAAATTTAGCAAATTCTCCTTTGAATACCCCAACTTCACCAATTATGCTATTTGGTGGAACACAGAAACGAACCATTCTTTCTCTAGATTCAAAAATATACGCCATTATACTAGATTCTATATTATATACCATTTTAAGCCACATTTGTTGAGCTAACCACTGGTACTTTCCTTTTCCGTTTTAGTGGCCATTTGAACGAAGGCCACCACGAGACAGTTTTTTGCCCGCGTGATAGATTTTTAAAATCGCGCAGAACTTCTTGTATCATGACTGCCGGATCTTCTTCACAATAAAATGACTTTTCATATTCATCTTTATAATAAATATGAAACGCAGGCAACCGCACTAAGCATTCTCTATCCTGCCAGAATGCTTCACTATTAAAAACACGAATACCAAATTCAATACGATGCGTAGCGCAGAAAAGACGCACAGCATCAAATACTTCTTCCTTTAAGGGTTTATTCCAATGATAAATTCCTTCAATTTCCAGCATACGACTTGCTTTCATAATTTCCTGTTCCTGTTCTTTGAAAGCAATATGCTCGGTAATATATGGATTTGTTTGAACCGGTAAAGCCATTACGATCTCTTAGATACCTATAATATTCAAGCAAAAATAGTTTAAGCGACCTTAATAGAGGGATGGAAATCGTCAAACTTCCATTTATTGAATATCAAGACGAACTTGCCTATATGGAGCATCTAGACCATCCTGATACGCAGACAGCAATAAAAGAAGAGGCTGCTCGTTGGCGTAAATCTATTAGCCACTTAAATACAAAGAAGTGGTTGAAACTTCTGCAGGAAGCCGAGGAGACTATGCTAGGAGAACCTCATCATATTGATAATGGCATAGAAGTCCGCTATTTAGACCATGACCTCAAGCACTTGACCTATAAGAAACGAGTCTGGCCTTGTATTTACGAATATGCTTTTTTCAAGGAGTATTTGCTGGTTATTGAAGATGAGCAATGGCAAGGAAGTGAACGTAAGAAGTTAACGGCATATAACCAAAGTGATTTACGCATTGCTTGGAGCATAAATAATGTCGGTTCAATGACAGTAACTAAAGGAAGACTTATTGTTCAAACATGTAAAGAAGTCCAACGTTTTTATACCTTAGAAGAAGTCTTTGACACAGGTCACTGTAAATCTCTTGTTAAAAGCCGTTCACGAAATCAAGTTGTGCTGCCCTGCGAAATTGTAGGACAACGTCTATGGTACTTTCAAGAAGGTCGGCGATTTCGGAATTTATACGTCCTTGATTTATCAAGTATAAGCAGTAAAAAGGTGGTTGATGGTAAACGGAATATACTGGGATTCGCATATCCATACTGGTGGACAGATGTTGCTGTATATAATGTACGGACTACACAAATTGTATGGAGTATCGTTGGAAACCGGAAGATAACCAATATTTACCCTCTTCCAAAGAACGATGGGTTTTTCTGTAAAACACTAACACACCAAATTATTCAATTATCTTTTGTACGTGATGGTAAAGAAAAAGTCCTTTTTCAACCTAATACAGCCGGCAAATTACTTATGCTGGATTCCACAGAAGATAACAAATTTCTCTGGTTTTCACCCACACAAAGACCCCAGCAACTAAAAATTAATAAAGACCTAAGTGTGAAGTTGGAAGCAGGCTCTGCAAGTGACCTCGGTTTAGAATCAGAGTACGCAATTTGTGTTCGCGAAGGTCACCATATTCCTGTCACAACAGTTTATAAAAAAGGCACAGAGCCACGAGCATTAATAGCCTATGTCTATGGCCACTATGGTATTCCAACACCTGGACATTTAATACCACGATTCTTACCTTTTTTACAAGAAGGGTACGCTATCTCTTTCATCTGTGTGCGTGGTGGTGGAGACAATGGAATTGCGGATTGGGACGCGGCGCGTGGCAATAATCGCATGGTCGGTCTGCTAGACTATATCGCAGCCATTCCGCAGATTCAAGCACTCTACAACATCAAACCAGCAAAGACAATTCTATATGGCCGATCTGCTGGAGGATTTCATATTGCGAATGCGGTTCAAAAAGTATCAAACCCGAGGCGATTATGTGGTGCTGCGTGCGCAGAGGTCCCTTTTGTAGATGTTGTAAAAGGTTCAACCAATGATATAATTCCTGTCTTACGTCTGGAAATGGACGAGTTCTTTGATACCTCAGAATATGATGGATTCCGTGCTGCTGTAGCACTAGATCCTCTGCTAACAACAAAAGATGGCCCCGGTGTTCCTGTCTTAGCGTCGGGCGGTCTCCATGATACGGAGGTGATGTATTGGGAACCCCTCAAATGGACAACGCTTCTCAGAAAAAAAGGATGGACAGTCGCATGCCGCATAGATGCTGAGACAGGTCATTTTATGCAGGGACCTTATAGCCTGGAGCGACGAGCAGAAGAATCTGCTTGGTTACACTCCTGTATAGGGCTTGATTGAGTTAAGCAAATCCTCTTCTTCAGTTGTAAATTTGCGTCCAGTAAGCTGCGCACACTTGGGTAGAATTTCATGAAATCTCAAGTCCCGGCACATAACCCAGAAACAGAGCGCAGCACAATGAATATCGTGTTTAGCATCATGCCATGGACCCGCACCAGAACAATCATAGGTCCCTGGAATACAAGCATCATGGAGTTGCTTTAGCGTGGGCGCTTTTGGATTGCCATTTCGGTCTGGACCAAAGTTGTAGAATCCCTGTGCTCCCCGCATAGTACAGAGTTCAAGAACGATATGGTCATTTGCTGTTGCCATCCCAGGACCGCTAAAAGACGCCCATGGTACGAGTTTGGAACGCCATAGAGCAGCACGAATAATCTTGCGGTCAAAGTCAAGATTATGAGCAACTAGAGCATCGCATCTCTCCAAATCTTTCTGAAACATTTTAAGAACAGGATTCCATTCCTTTCCCTGTGCCTGGCACATTGCGAATGAAATCTTATGGAATTTCTCAGCCTCAGCAGACCACTTAATCTCCGGATCTTGTTTAAGAACATGATCTTCTGACTTCACAATACTAGGCTCAGTGCCTTCCTTTACTTCCCAGATTTCCCAACTAATTTGGAGAATCTCCGGCCATTTCTTCCAATCGGATTCATCTGCCCAGCGTGTCTGGGGTAGACCATTCGTTTCCGTATCAACAAAGAGCAGACGCATTTCACAATATTCTACATAAACTAAAAAAATGGTCTGCGTTCAAATTTATTTCGCTTACCTTAATATATAATATGAACGCATTAAAGCAACAGGGTGGCGCTAAGAAGACAAAGGCCGGCAAGCGTGGTGGCAAGGGCAAGACTGCCAAGAAGCAGCAGCAGAAGCAGCAACAGCAGCAGCGCAACCGCAGCCAGAGGAACCGCAGCCAGCAGAACCGCAACCGCAGCCAGCAGAACCGCAACCGCAGCCAGCAGAACTGGTTTTAAGAGTCTAAGATCCCAACATTCATTTGAATGGGGGTGGATGCTCTAAAGCTTAGAGCGAACCAAGCCATCCTAACACATCTTTAACAGGTTTGAAAGACCTCCGGTGAAGGCTAGTAGCGCCATATTCTTTCAATCCACGCATATGATTTGCTGTTCCATATCCCATATTTGACAGTAAGTGATATTTAGTGTCAAGTTCTGGTGTCTCAGCACAAATACCTTGAATCCAACGGTCGTGCTCCACTTTTGCCACAATGGATGCAGCAGCGATACATATGAACTTCGCATCTCCCTGAGGAATACAGTATTCTTCAATAACAGAACCCGATTTTGAGAAATTCACCGGAGTATCTCCGTCAATCAAGTAACGTCCTGCTGTAAATTCTAGTTTGCTAACAGCGCGACGCATAGCTAGTAAATCTGCCTGTAGAATATTCATTTCATCAATTTCCGTTGGTTCAGCATAGCCTGAAGCCCAGTCAAGAGCAACTTCCTTAACATAATCGTACAAGATGTCTCTGCGCCGCTTTGTCAATTTCTTACTATCATTAATCTGCTTGAGTTCTGCTCCATGGTCAAAGATATCATCTTTGTCAAAAGGGAGAATTACTGCGCCAGTGTAAAGGCGTCCAAAGAGGGAGCCGCGTCCTGCTTCATCAATTCCAACTTCTAGCACATCATCTTCCTTGTATTTATAGGAAAGCATCTTTGCCACCATAAATGCCACAAAATATATTCAAATTTAAGTAGGGATGGCCCATTTTGGTGTTTTACGAGATTGGCAAAATACACCTGTAAATAGAAGAATATATAAAAAAGTTAACCATGTGGTCACGCTACTCGCTCATATATATAATATGTTTGAACCTCGACTGACTTCTAATAGACAAATTAAAGAGTTCATTAGAAATGCCACACAGGATATGGCATATGTATTACCCAATCTCAAGCCAGAAGTTAGAAGAGATAATACTGCGCGAATTGTTGGATCACACAAATGGAATCGTG